TCCAGATGGAGATAGCAACACAAATCCATTTGCTTGTGCTAATGTTTACTCTGCTATCCACTCTTGTGTTGGAATTGTCACTACAATTATTGATGGTGGCCCAGTTGTTGCACCAAAAGTTAATAATCCAGTAGGAGAATTAACCTGGCAACCACCAGGAGCAAAGGTTGGTAATGAGTGGTTTGTTGCTAAGTATGGTAATGATAGTAATGTTGGAGATACCCCAGGTGGGGCATTCCTAACCATTAAGAAGGCATGTTCTGTTGCTCAGCCAGGAGACACAGTTAGAGTTTATGCTGGTCTTTATGTTGAAGATGGTCCTATTCAAGTTCCAGAGAGAGTTGCTGTTGTTGGAGAAGATCTAAGAAGAACTCTTGTTTCCACAAAAGCAAAAACTGACTTGTATCATGTAAGAAGAGGTTGTTATATTTCTCACCAATCATTTGTTGGTGAAGCAAATCCAAATGCAATGGTTTCCTTCCCAACAGTTGGACTTGGATATGCAGATGGTACTGAGAAGAATTGGCAGTCACCATATGTTCAGAACTGCACAAACTTTGTTCCAGATAGCATTGGAATGAGAATTGATGGTTCAAGAGCAGGTGGATTTAAGTCCATGGTTCTTGATGCTTATACCCAGTACAACCAAAATGGTATTGGTGTTTCTATCACCAACTTTGGATATGCTCAGTTAGTTTCATTGTTCACAATCTGCTGTGATATTGCAGTCTACAATGACACTGGTGGTGTCTGTGACATGAACAACAGTAATGCTTCCTTTGGTAATTATGGTCTATGGGCAAATGGAACAACCCCATTACAATATGTTGGTATTGTTACTGTTACTCCTGAAGGAGATAACATTGATAGTCTGGTCCTTAATGTTGGTGCAGGAAAGACTCAAGCATATGATGATGCAGTTGATCTTCTCAGAGCAAATGCAGACTTCTTAGCAAATGAGGTTGTAGGGTTTGTAACTAGCACTGATGGTCCTTATGGTGGTCTAGGAACAGCATTTGATTATGGTGGTGTGGCAGCAGGTAGAGACAAGTGTAAGAGAGATACTAAGATTATTGTAGAAACATTTGCTCTTGATATAATCCAACAAAGCAATATCAATGCTATTGATAGTGCCCTTGCATATAGAGATTCTGCAGATTATTCAGTTTCTTACCTTGGAGATAGTAGTCCAGTCCCAACTGGATTCACTCCAGGATATGTTGCAGATGGTGAAATTTCAGCAATCAATTACCTTGCTGGCATTTCAACTTATGTTATTCAAAACTTAAATCTGCCAGAATCTTACCAAAGTGGAATTAATAGCATTCCCCAAATTAAAGATACCAATAAGAATGGATACAGTCCTATAATTGTTGGTATTATTACAACAAGTGCAGGAATTATTACCAGTGTAATTGGACTTGGAACTGGATCACTTCCAGAAAGACAATTGCCAAGAGGTCAAAGACCTTATGATGGTCAGGTTACATTTATTGACACTCAATACTTTACTGTCAATACAATCAGAATTGATAGTCCTGGATTTGGATATGTAGTTGGTGCACCAGTTGAGGTACAACTTTCATTACCTGAACTTGGTGATGATGCTATTGCTGCAGAAGCAACAATTTTTGAAGATGGTGTCAATCCAGATGGTACAATTGGTGAAATTACTATCTTAGTTTCTGGTACAGGTTACCTGTCCCCACCAACTGTGACAATTGCACCACCCCCAGATGCTACCCCTGGAATTGGATCTACTGCAACAGCAACTGCTGTTATGGAGAACTTGTTCTTCAATGTAGTTTCTTCAACTCCAGTTGATCTAACTGGAATTACTACTGTTACCTTTGATCAGTTTATTACTTATCCAGTATCTGCAGGTGCTTCAGTCAACTTCTTCCAAGCAAGTAAGATTATTGCATCTGGCATTACATTTGAATATATAGGAACAGGAACAGACATTGTTAATGCTATTCCTTCTAAGGCTGCAGTACCAATTGATGACAATCAAATTGTAGCTACAAATGGTGGAAGAGTACCTTTCACTAGTACAGATCAGGGAGGAAACTTCAGAATTAGTGAAGGTATTACTATCAACCAAAATACAGGTACTATCAGTGGTACCGCATTCAGTAAGAGTCTTCAAGCTGAAACAACTCCACTCATCATTGCCCTAGGAGGAGGTTAAAAACTAGATGGCACAACAACCACTAAATACATACAAAACAGTAACTGGCATTGTCAGCACTACTGAAAATACTGAAATTTATACTACAAGAACAGGTTATACAAGTATTGTACTTTATGCCCAAGTTGCAAATACTGGAACTGGCATTGGAACAGTCACTTTCACCCATAAGAGAACAAATAGATCTCAATCTGGGGTTACTACAGACTTCAATGAACTTATTCAAGGTGGTTTAGTCCCACCAAATGATGCTTTAGTTCTTCTTGAGGGAAGACTTGTTCTTGAAAGAACTGCACTGAAAACAGATGCAATTTCCATTAGTGGAATTTCTACATCTGATCCAAACCACATGAAATATACAGTAAGCATCCTGGAGACTCTTAATCAATAATGGCAAAGTATCTTAGTCGCAGGGTAATTAAGTCCCCCCAAGATAGATTAACAGCTGATAGATACCAATATCTTGGATTAAATCAGGCTGAACCCAATTTGGGGGATCCCCCTGGTGATAATCCACCTATTGGACAACAATATATCCTTGTTGCTGTAGATACTGATCCTGGAAGAAGATATTGGCAGCAACTTCCTCCAGGTGTTATTGATAGAGGAATTACTGTTAGAGATGAAGGAAATATTGTAGGTTTAGCTGGATCTGTCACCCAGTTAAATTTTGTTGGTTCTGGTGTAACCGTAACACCAATTGAGCCAGGTGGCGTAGGTGTTGCTACAATTACCATCACAGCATCTATTTCTGCAGATGAACCTGCAGATTTAAATCCATATTATCTTGGATTTACAGATCAAAGAGCTCCAGGTGTTGTAACTGCATTTGACATTGCACCAACACATTTAGTTTTTATTCCAGGTTCATCAAGACTTGGAATTGGTAGCACTGATCCAACTGTTGGAGTTGATATTGGTGTAACTACAGTAAGAGTTAGTGGAGATATTGCAAACTATGCTGGAGATGTAGGAACATTTCCAAAGGTATTAACATCGTTAGGACCAGGAGCAGGATTTACTTGGACTAATGTTGCTGGTGGATTAGGTCCACAGGGACCACAAGGTTTCCAAGGTCCTCAAGGATTTATTGGACCTCAAGGTTTCCAAGGTTATCAAGGTCCACAGGGACCAATTGGACCACAAGGACCTCAAGGTTTCCAAGGACCTCAAGGAAGTCAAGGACCACAAGGCACACAAGGTTTCCAAGGTCCACAAGGATTCATTGGACCACAAGGATATGGTCCCCAAGGATTCCAAGGTCCACAAGGATTCATTGGACCACAGGGAACAGGACCACAAGGTGCACAAGGACCTCAAGGTATTCAAGGTCCTCAAGGATTCCAAGGTCCTCAAGGTGCACAAGGAAATCTTGGTCCTCAAGGTGTACAGGGACCTCAAGGTGAAAGAGGTCCACAAGGTGTACAGGGACCTCAAGGTTTCCAAGGACCTCAAGGTTTCCAGGGTCCTCAAGGATTTATTGGACCCCAAGGATTAAGAGGACCTCAAGGACAAATTGGTCCACAAGGATTAAGAGGACCTCAAGGTGTTCAAGGTCCACAAGGGTTCCAAGGTCCTCAAGGATCTCAAGGTCTTCCAGGTGAAGTTGGTCAAAAAGGACCTCAAGGTGTTCAAGGTCCACAAGGTGTTCAGGGAAGACTTGGACCACAAGGTCCACAAGGTACTCAAGGACCTCAAGGTGTTCAAGGTCCACAAGGACCAGTTGGACCTCAAGGTGCTCAAGGTTTCCAAGGACCACAGGGATCACAAGGTCCACAAGGTGTTCAAGGATACCAGGGTGTACAAGGTGCCCAAGGTTTCCAAGGTCCACAAGGATTCATAGGTCCTCAAGGTATCCAAGGTCCACAAGGATTTGGTCCACAAGGTCCACAAGGATTAAGAGGACCTCAAGGGGTTCAAGGACCTCAAGGTTTCCAAGGTCCTCAAGGTGTACCAGGAACTGCAATTAACATCTTAGGTGCAGTAGCTACAGTGGGAGATTTGCCAGCTTGTACTGGTGGAACTCAAGGTGATGCTTACATTGTAAATGCAGATGGGCATTTATATGTTTGTAATGGAGTTTCTTATGTTGATGCTGGATATGTAACTGGTCCACAAGGTGCACAAGGACCTCAAGGTTTTACTGGACCTCAAGGTGTTCAGGGACCACAAGGTGTTCAGGGACCACAAGGATTTAGAGGTCCCCAAGGTGCCCAAGGTCCTCAAGGTGTTGATGGTCCTCAAGGTGTTCAGGGTCCACAAGGATTCCAAGGTCCTCAAGGAAATATTGGTCCACAAGGTGCTCAAGGATATCAAGGAATACAAGGTGCCATTGGACCTCAAGGAACTGGACCACAGGGATCTGCAGGACCTCAGGGTGCCCAAGGACGTCAAGGTCCTCAAGGTCCATATGGTCCTCAAGGAAATATTGGACCTCAAGGTGTTCAAGGACCTCAAGGATTCCAAGGACCACAGGGACCAATTGGACCACAAGGTGCTAGAGGACCTCAGGGTGCTCTTGGTGGACTAGGACCTCAAGGTTCAGTTGGACCTCAAGGTTCTCAGGGATCACCAGGACTTGATGGTGGTGCTGGAACTCCTGGTCCAATTGGACCACAGGGACCAAGAGGACCTCAGGGGTCACAAGGATACCAAGGTTATCAAGGTAGACAAGGTGCTCAAGGATACCAGGGTATAAGTGGAATTCAGGGGACTGATGGTATTAATGGACCTCAGGGACCACAAGGTTTCCAAGGTTTCCAAGGTGCTCCAGGACCATCTAATGTTGTTAATGCAACAAACACCACTTCAAGTGGAACATACTATCCAGTATTTGTAAGTTCTGCTGGAGTTAATGCTACTCCAAGAGTAAGAGCTTCTTCTGCAGCATTCTCATTTAACCCAGGTACAGGAGAACTTTCACTTGCTGGAGGATTGACACTAGTGACAAAACCATTCTTCAGAAATGGAACAACTATTGCAAATGATTATACAGTATCAACAACATATAATGAAATGAGTATTGGTCCCATAACAATTAATAGTGGAGTCACTGTTTCTGTTGATACTGGTGCCACTTGGACAATCATCTAAATAGTTAGTAAATACAAGATAAAATGGCAGTATCTGCAGTAAATTTAACAATTGACAAAGGTGCTGATTTTTCAACTGCACTAAAGATAAAAACTGATGGTGCAGTTGTAAATTTGACTGGATATGCATTTTCTTGTGTAATGAGAAAACATAATGATTCTCCTATTGGTTATGGATTTAGCACAACAGTATTGCCACCAGAATCTCAAGGAATTGTTAAAATTGAATTACACAACAGTGTGACTACTGAACTTCCAGTTGGAAGACACATTTATGATTTCTTTACTATAACTTCTGATGGAATAAAAACAAAAGTTCTGGAGGGAAATGTTTTAGTAAAGGGATCTGCATCTAATGATAGAGGTTAATTTAAGCTCAACTACAGAAGTAGAGGTATTAGCTAACGTGGCAAATAGACTAACAGATCTGGTTGATGTTAATTCTTCTGGAATCACATCAACTTCATTTAATTATGTTCTTGCCTATGATACAGCATCTCAAAAATTTGCATTTATTGATCCAGATGATGTTTTAGTTTCAGCAGCATCTACTGTCCAATCCGCAACATCTGCTGGTGATGGTCTCCCTGGAGAATTCATAGAACAATTAGATACTAATCCTCTCAGAGAAGAGAATATAGATCTAGATGGCGGATCCTTTTAATAAATAGTAAAAACTAGGGATAACTATGGCTTCTGCTGTATTACAATTCAAGAGAGGCCCTGCTGCTAATGTTGGACTGGTTACTTTCAGAGCAGGGGAACCAGGATTTACCACAGATAGTTATGATTTTTACATTGGCACTGGCACTACCATAACTCTTGGTATCAACACAATCACCTCTGAACTTATTACAGCACCAAATAATAAGTTTTTTGGTTCTTCTAGATACTGGTCTAAAGAAACTTCCAGTACTGGTGGTGGCATTAATCTGCTAGAAGCATCAGACAATGGAGAAAATTATGTAACTTTGGCAGCACCAAATGGGTTGGATGCAAACGTACAATATACTTTCCCACCCACACCAATTGATGACACGTTCCTAAAAACTGATGGAACTGGATCACTATCTTGGTCCAATCAATTTACAAATTTAGAAATTGATAACTTAACTGTAGGATTTTTAACTGCTACCCAGTTAGTAGAGTTCCAGGATGTAACAGATTCTACAGATAAAGATACTGGTGCACTTGTAGTAGAAGGTGGTATTGGTGTAGAGAAGAGTGTTAATATTGGAGGAAATTTAGAAGTTGCTGGAGTTTCAACCTTTGTTGGAGAAGTAACATTCAAAGGTGGAACAATTAACATTGGTGATAATGATACTGATGATATTATTGTTGGTGGTGAATTTGCATCTAATGTAGGTCCATCTACAACAAATTCATATGATTTAGGTGCCACAGATAAACAGTGGAGAAACTTATATGTTCAAGATCTTATAGTCGGTGCTGGTGCAAGCATAGGATCTGATCTAGATGTTAATGGAAGTGTAGATATTGCCAATGCATTAGTATCAAATGATCTAAAAGTAACTGGAGTTTCAACATTCCAAGATGGTGTTATTATTGATAACCCAGCTTTGGGAGATAGATATGCTCTTGATGTTGGTGGAGAAGTAAGATTCCAATCAAATCTTGCAGTTACTGGAGTATCCACATTTACTGGAAACATAAGTGCAACTAATGACTTAACTGTTAATGGTGATCTTTATGTATTAGGCACCACTGTAGAAGTGAATGCTGAAAGCATGAAGGTTGAAGATAGTCTGATTGAGGTTGGACTTATCAATAGTGGTGGTCTTCTTGATGTTCCAGCATCAGATTTAAATATTGATGTTGGTCTATTGATGCACTGGTATGATGGAAGTGCAAAGAAAGCTGCTGCATTCTGGGATGACAGTGCTCAAAGAATTGTATTAGCAAAAGATGTAACAGAATCTAGTAGTGTGTTGACAATTAACACATATGCTGCTATAGAGATTGAATCTATCTGGGTCAATGATTGTGCTGGACAATCTCAATTAGTTTCTTGCACAGGATCAGAAAGATTCCTAGAAAATATTACTGTTGATGCTGGAACATTCTAATGGTTGATATAGATTATAATGCACTACTTGCTTCCTATCAAAAGAAAGTAACAGAATTAATTAACCAAAACATTGTATATGAGGCAAAAATAAATGCTTTATCTACAGTAGTTTCTGAATTGAATGAAAGAATTAAATCTCTTGAAAAAGAAATAGAGCAACAAACTGAAACTGAGTCAGAATCTTTTGAATAAATAAAAGAAATCCTGATACATATCAGGGGTACGGTATATACCACTATAATATATGGCAGATCCTAAGATCAGGATAAGAAGGTCTTCTGTTCCTGCAAAGAAACCCACTATAGATCAACTCCAGGCAGGAGAATTAGCCATCAACTTGTATGATGGTAAACTTTTTCTTAAACAGGATCAAGGTGCTGTAGGTGTAGGTACAAGAGTTATTGAAGTTGGTGCTGGATCATCAGTAGGAAAAACAATATTTGTCAATACTAATGGAGATGATGATAATACAGGATTAAACCAAGGAGATGCAAAAGCAACCATTAAGGCTGCAGCAGCAATAGCACTTCCTGGTGATACTATCAAGATCTATCCTGGTTATTATGCAGAAAATAATCCAGTAGTTATTCCTAGAAATGTATCTGTTGAGGGAACTGAATTAAGAAACTGTCAAGTAACTCCACAGAATACAACTCAAGATCTGTTTCATGTGAACAATGGTGTTCATGTTACAGATTTAAGTTTTGTTGGACCAGGAATGTCCAATGGAGCATCAGTTATTGCATTCCAACCATTAGTTGGAGTTTCATCATTCAGATATTTTGATGCTGCAAGAATGATCAGGATGAATCTTGATTTTATTGCAAAAGAAACAGTAGGATATTTAACTAGCACTGACTATAATGGTGGTGCATTCTCAATGGGAATTGGAACTGCCAGAGAGTGTGCAGAAGATATTAAATCAGTATTCAAAGCAGTCTGTTATGACATAACAAGAGGTGGAAACTCTAAGTGTGTTGGAGCAGGAAAATCATATTACACACAAGCAGGAGCACTTCAGCACATTGTTGGAGTTAAGACTGAAACAATTGATGCAATGTATTATGCAGCAGGCATTGCAAAATCATGTATCAATAATGTAGTCTGGGATGGAAATTATCAAAATGAGTATTTCCAAGTAAGAGACCTAAGTATTCAACCAGATGGTGCATATGGAAATCAAAGTGTTGATGGATGTGCCAATGTAGTATCTGCCATCTATTCTTGTGTTGGTGTTGTAACTGCAATTATTGATCAAGGATTAGGAGTTCTTGGGGTAGGATTCAACACAACTTATCCAGGAAATTCTGGATTGGGAACCTCAGTTGAAAATGATCCTTCATTCTCCCCAGGTGTAGGTCCAATCACTCAGGGTCCATACATTAGAAACTGCACTAACTTTATTCCAGATAGTATTGGAATGAAAGTTGATGGTTTCCATGCAGAACCAGGAGATCAAGATGATATTGGTGTCACTGGCACAATGTCAGTTGACTCCTATACCCAATATAACCAAGGTGGCATTGGTGTTACCATCACAAATGGTGCATATGCACAGTTAGTTTCTATCTTTACTATTTGTGATGATATTGCAATTTACACAGGAAATGGTGGTCAGTGTGATATTACAAACTCAAACTCATCATTTGGAAATGAAGGTTTAGTCTCAATTGGTGTTGGTGGCACAGATTCTGGATCAATTTATAGAATGACAGGAACAGTTTCCACTACTGCAGCAGAAGATACTGATACAATTGCAATTTCTGGAATTGGTTCTTACAGACCTTATGATGGTCAGGCACTGTACTTTGGAAAATTATACTATACAGTAGATTCTATTATTGTGGATAATCCTGGATCTGGGTATGATCTAAACAATCCACCAACAGTTACTATTGATGCACCAACTGGTCCATCTGGTATTAGGGCAGAAGCAGTTGCTGATGTCTCACTAGATGGAACAGTTACTGGATTTACAATTATTGCAACTGGATCTCAGTATGAAATAGAAAATCCACCAAACATTTCAGTTGGTGGAACTGGTGGAGCATCTGGAACTGTTGTTTTACAACCAATTTATTATTCTATTGAGAGTGCATCATTACCAATTGCTGGTGTCAGCACAGTTGTTCTCAAAACTGTTCTTGATTTTGAAGTTGGGTCTGGAACTACTGCATATTTTACCAGACAAAGTTTACAAATTGCTTCATCACACTCATTTGAATATGTTGGATCTGGAACTAACATCTTTACAGCAAAACCTGCTCTTGGTGGAGTAACAATTCAAGATAATGAAGTTGTATTTAGAGATGGTGGATTGGTAGTCTATACCAGCACAGATCAGGCAGGTAACTTTAGAATTGGTGATGGTGTTTCTGTGAACCAATTTACAGGAACAATCAGTGGTAGGGACTTCGATCAGAGTCTTCTAAATACAGTAACACCCCTAATTATTGCCCTGGATCAGTTAGGATAATATGGCACAAATAGCACTTAATAAATTTTTGACCATCAGGCATAATGTCACTACTTCTAATGTAGGGATTTATACTGCTCCAACTGGAGTTGCCTCTATTATTTTGCTTGCTCAGGTCAGTAATGTAGGTACAGGAACCTCAACACAAACAGTTACTGCATCACATTCTAGAAGTAGTGTTGATGCAAGGTTAGTAAAGGATACACCAGTTCCAGCAAATGACTCTACTTCACTATTGTCTGGAAGATTAATTTTGGAAACAGGTGACATTTTTAAAGTTCAGGGAAGTGAAGATGGAACCCTGGAGATTGTTCTTAGTGTTCTAGAAAGTGCCAAGAGGTAAGTAAATGTCAGATTTTTTATCAGGAAGACAACGAGATATTAAGGTTGGACTATCTGGTTACAATGATACAGATACTGTATTAGAGGTAACTGGTAAGGTTGGCATTGGCACAACTCTTGCAACAGAAAGTTTACATGTTGAGGGGAATGAGTTTGTATCTGGAACTATAGAAGCAGATACAGTAACTGCAACTAATGGAAATATAGACGATATAAGTGGATCTACTTTAAGTTATGGAGACGCTGATATTGTTATTTTAGATGGTACAACTGTCACTTATGCTGAAGGTAATTTTACCAATGGTTATATTAACACTGGAGTTGTAACATCTTTAAGTGGAACCTCTTTAGATTATGATACTGGGGATATTGATATTCTTTCAGGAACTTCTGCCAAGTTTCTTGGCATTAGTACCCTACAAACTCTTGATGGCGGTACTTTAAGTTATGCAAATGCTTATGTAGGAACAGCAGATATTGGAGTTGGTGTTGTAACTTCCCTTTCTGGTGTTGATATTAGTTATTCTGGTATTGGAACTATTGATTTTGTTACTGGTACTGATGCTAATTTTTCTGGAGTAGTAACTGCTAGCAATTTTGTTGGCAACTTAACTGGAAATGCAGATACTGCTACCACTGCAACTAATGCTGGATTTGCTGATACTGCCACATATGCAATCTATGCTGCATCTTCTGGGGTATCCACCACTGCAGATGTAGCTACTTATGCAACATATGCAAATAGTGCTGGAGTATCCACAAATTCTGATTATGCAACTTATGCAGCATCAGCAGGAATTGCCACCAATGCTACAAACGCAGATTATGCAACTTATGCTGCTTCTGCTGGTATTGCTACTAATGCATCCTATGCCACATATGCAGGAACTGCTGGCATTGCTACAAATGCAACTAATGCAACTAATGCTGATGTAGCTACTTATGCAGATTATGCTGCTAATGCTGGTATTGCTACCAATGCAACTTATGCAACCTATGCTGCAACTGCTGGTATTGCCACTGATGCCACCAATGCTACAAATGCAACTAGGGCAGACTATGCTGATGTAGCTGGAATTTCAACGTATTCCAACTATGCAGCAACTGCTGGAATAGCAACTGATGCTACCAATGCCAATTATGCCATATATGCTGGAACTGCTGGTATTGCCACTAATGCTACAACTGCTGCTAATGCTGACGTGGCAACTTATGCTGTTTATGCTGCAAATGCAGGCATAGCTACTAATTCAGACATAGCAACTTTTGCTTCATA